ATTGTTGGGACTCGCGCTCGGCGCGGTGCTCGTGATTGCGATTGAAGTTGCGCGGCATCTCTACAACCGTTACTGAAGCAAAACCTTCGGAGCCGCGCATCGCGGGCAGTGACATTTCTCGTCGTTGAATTCCCAGCCTAAGAGTCGCGCATCGCGGTAGCCGTCCTGCTCGTCCCACACACGAATCTTTTTCGTCAGGTCGCATTGCGAACAGGTGAGCCTCATCGTGGCCCGTCCGGGAACGTGTGGCGGACAGTAGGTTTTCGTGACACCGTTTCTTTCTTCCCAGCGCCAGCCCGCATCGTGCGCTGCTTTCACCGCTTCCTTCCGGTGTTGCGCAGGAAAGGCCGCGGCGAGCGTGCATTTGGTGCAGACCAGTTCAAGCACGCCTTTGGCTTTCTCCCACTCGGTGGCTTCGATGGCTTCCTGCGCGATCTTCTGCAGCTTGTATTCGTCCGTCTCGATTTCTGAGACCTTGAAGGGTTGCGGCCAGTGCGGGTTGTCTTTGTGGATCACGTCCCACTGCTCGCGCTCCGCTTTCTCGTGGATCTCGCGCTCGTACACGTCCAGCGGCTTCGCGACAAAACACAGATGTGGGCGGATGGCTTCGTAGGCGATGCGCCGCTCCTGTGGCTTCGTCGACATCAGCAACCCGCGAAAGGAATCGTGGGTTTTATAGAGCGTGGCAATCTGCGCGAACAAATTCGCGTCGTCAATGCCGCCGAAGCCGAGCTTTTTGAGCTCGTGGTTGATCTTCTGGCGCTGGTCGAGGGAGACGGGCATTTATTCGCCTTCGCCTGCTTCTTGTTCCATCGCGCTCGCCCCGCCCGGCGCTTCCTTTGGCGCGGGTGCGCCGGCGTCGGTCTGTTTACCCAGATGTTCGGCGACGTGATCCATCATCTCTTCGTGCTCGTCGGCCGAGAAGGGATGCGAGTGTTCGGTGTTCTCCATGAAGGCCGCGGATTTCGTCGCCTTCGGCATCATGTGGTGATGCACGGTGAAGCCGGTCAGTTTGCCGCCCGCGCCGCGGTGGATTTGAATGCGCATCTCGCGCATCGGTTCGGTGTGCCCCATGTTGCCCATCTTGCCCATGTTTCCCATCTTCGCCATGTGAGTGTCCTCGTTGTGTTTGCGTTCCATCTCCCGGCCTTTGGCCGTTTCCTGGTTGCCGTGCATCGCCCCGATCTTGTTCATCACTTTGAAGGGGACGGCGGAGTTCTGGCCGTACTCGCGCTTCAGTTTGTCTTCCAGAAATTTAGGCATCAGACCGCTCCGATGTGGGGAATCCTGCCGAACTGCGCGTAAAATTCCGCATCGCTCAACAGTTGCACTTTGTCACACTTGCCACAGGTCTTTGCCGCGTGTTCGACTCGTCCGACCAGGCACGGCCGCCAACGATGAGCACAAAAGAACTGGCGAAGACGTTGGATCACTTTTTCTCCCACCGCTTACACCACCCGGTGAGATAGATCGGCGGCTTCACCGCTTCGCAGCGTGTCCCGCTCATGGCTTCGATCACGTGCCGGCAGTTGTCGCAGGTTTGCCCGGCGTAGGTCGAAACCCGCTGATACTTCACTGCTGCGTGCGACAGCTTTTCGGATTCAGGACGTTCGGCCATAAATCTAAGCCACGTTTTCAGGAGGGAGTTCCAGAGGGCTGATGGTCATCCCCCAATCCGACGATGTACCCAGGACACGAAATTCGAGTTCCTGTGCCACTTGGACCAGCGCGGGCTCGATGTGCATCTCTTTGAAAGCCTGTTGGGCGAGAGCGTCGGCGCCGATGTTCATGTCGAGGGTGAAGTCGATTTCTTTGTCCCCGATCTTGCCCTTGCAGTGGATTTGAAAATTTCCTTGGTGTTCCATCACTATCCTCCGGGAAAATTCCCAGCCCGCCGGTGTGTGCGTCGACGGGCCGGGATGAACCAGCGCTGGTTGATTGAGGGGAGGTCGGCGCGCTGGGAACTCTTTACGACGGGTTGTCGGCCAGATACGCCCCTTGCGCGGCAGTCGGGCCGTAGATGTAGATCTGGCCTTTCGATGTGGCGTCGGCGCCGAGTGACGTCGAGCCCACCGAGAGGCAATCCATCAACACGATCATTCCGCCGGCTGCTGCGACCATCTTGATTGCGCCGGTCAGCGCCGTCGATCCCGATTGAATCGCGTTCAGGAAGGCGCAGCGCTTGAACAGGTTGTAGCGATCGACCGAGGAGGCCGCATTGGCCAGCAGAAAGAACTGGTTGCCGTCACTCGAATCGATGGGGAAGGTGCAGTCTTCGAAAACGTTGCGCGTCGAGCCGTTCTGAAATTCGACCGAGGCGTTGGCGTTGGTACGCTGCACCGTATCAAGGCCGATGTTGCAGTGATAGAAGGCATTTTCCTGCCCGCCGCCCGAGATCAGCAGGTTGCGCGAGGTTGAGGAAACCGATGCCGTTGTGTCGCCCATGCCTTCGAAATCGCAGTTGGCAAAGACGTTGCGCACGCCCGTGATCGTCATCAGGATCGCAGCCGCGATGCCGGTCTGGTTCGCCGCCGCGCCCTGAAACCAGCTGAGGTTCGAGAACAGGCAGCCATTGCCGCTGACCGTGAAAAAGTTCGCGGTGATCACCAGACCCGCGGTGAGCGGCGTCGCGATGCGCGCGCGCTGGGAAACTGCCGATGGCGCGCAGATGCCGAAGAGATGGGCCGCATTCTTCGACCAGGTGAAAGTCGTGATGCGCGCCGATCCGGTGGATTGCCCGTTGCCGATGAGCACCAGAGCGTCATTGAAGCCCGAGCGCAGCAGGGCATAGCCGGCCGCCAGGGATTGCACGGGACCGTGGCCGCCGGGCGTGACCGCCGCGGTGAGTCCGTCGTTGGTGTCGAGTCCGTTGACCGGATCGCAGTAGAAAATGTTTCCTGTCGTGCCGAAGCCGGCTTTGGCAATGGCCGCCTGGATCAGCTGCGCGGCCTGCAGGGTGAAGGCTCCGAAATTGACGATGCCCATCGGGAAAGTGCTCATGGTGTGTTTCCTTGTGCTGCGCGAGCCCTGGGCGGCGAGTCGGTAGATTCCGCTGCGCCGGGATCCATTAGGCTCGTAAACCTATTTCGTGTGGTTCTCGGGGAAAATGGCGATGCGCTCGGCGAGCACCGCGGCATATTGCTTCATCAACTCGAGTTCGCGGCGCAGCAGGTCCTGGTGCTCCGCCGGCAGCGTGAGAAAAATCTTCTCTTCGGCGAACTGCGCCGCGGCGGCGAGCTTGGCTTCAAGTTGCTGCTTTTCGCGGAACACTTTTTCGACGTGCGGTTCCATCAGTAAAAACCTCGGGCTCGTTGCATCAGCGCGTTCTGGGCCTGCTGTGGCGGCATGGCCGCCATCGGTGGCGCGCCCGCCATCACCGGCCGTTGCGGCTGCATCGCGGTTCCGACAGGCATAGGTTTACCCGGCATCGGTGCGCCCTGCATCGGCATTCCCATTCCCACTCGGGGCTGGGCCGGCATCGCGGTTCCAACGGGCGCAGTACCTGGTTGCATCGGTTGACCTGGCATCGGTTGCGGACCGCCGGCGCGCTGCGCGAGAACGTTTTGCATGGGTGCGATCATGATCAGTTCCAGGGAGAGTGCTTCGGTTTTGAACTGGAGGGCGTCGATGGTTTGCGCGGGGCGACCGGCATGGCAAAGGTGAGAGCCAGGGCGTCGCCGTCGTCAGGCGAACTGGAGTCTGCGCCCATTTTCGCCAGGCGCTTTTTCATCACATCCTTGGGCTCAAGCTTCACGCGCTGCAGGCGGTCGGAAACCAGTATCGGTTTCGAGAGATCCGCTTCGAGGCCGGGATCTTTGTCGATGGCGCCGCCCGATTCGAGCCAGGCTTTCATCTTTCCCCACATCTCATCGCGGCGATAAGCAAACTTGGGATCGGTCGAGTCCTGGCCGAAGTTCACTTCCATGACATTGGTGTGGCCGAGGGCGCGCAGCCGTGCGGCCACCGGGCCGGCAATGCCAGCGGAGTCGCAAAACAACATCGCAATCTTTTCCTGGTTGGGACCGTAGGTCCGCGAGAGTACGTCGGCGAGCTTGCCGATCATCACCGCGGGCTGGCGAGTGAATTCTCCTTTGACTTTGATCGAGGGGATCGAGCGCGCGTCGTGTCCTTTGCGAAATCTAACGACGTTATCGTCAGCACCGCCCCACGCAAAGTCGACACCGGCCACCAGGGGATCATCAGGGAGAGACCGAGCAGCCCTGCGCTGAGCTTCCTGAATTGTCGCGAGGTCAATGTATTGCCCGGAGGCGGCGCGAGGTGGCAACCCACGGACACGGACTCTAAAGAAGTCAGAGTCCTCGCCATAATCCGCTTCCCATTCGGCAATCTCATCTTTGTTCGTGCCTTCGACTGTGCGGGAGTCGATGACATAAGTTTTCCAGCGATGGCGCTGGTTGCCGTGGGTGCAATCGTAGAAGTCTCCCGAGTTGAGCGTGGGGTTGCCGAACTTGAACCAGAGGATTTCCGTGTCTGCATCGGTGAGTGCTCCTCGTCCGACTTCGGCGGAGATGATCGAGGCAATTTCCGAAGCCTCGTCCATGATAATCACGATGCGCTTGCCCTGATTGTGGGCGCCGGCGAAGGCCTGGGCATTTTCTTCGGACCAGGGATTGAAATCACAGCGCCAGGTGCGATCGTGCGCGTCATCGCGGCTCTTGATCGATGCGATGTTCACTTCCCATTGCCCGGCGGTGAGCGCCATACGGAACCACTTGTCGCATTCCGGCTGCGTCTTGGTGTCGAGCTGGCCTTTGGTGTTGGCAGTGACGATCACCCGCGAATCGCCGAAGGTGTCGAGCGCCCAGCCGATGATCCAAGCGACGATGGTCGATTTGCCGATACCGTGCCCGGAGCTCACCGCGGCCTTGAATGGGGTGAAGCGCGTGTCCGGATTCTGCAGGTGATCGCCCACGTCTTTCAGGAGTTGGGCCTGCCAGGTGCGCGGGCCGGCATGTTTTTCGAGCGGCTTGTCGGCTTCGAGCCAGGGGTAAACGTAATTCACATACCCCAGCGGATCGTGGGCGAAGGCACCGATGTCTTCGGCGATCATTTCCAGTTCCTGCGGGCTGAGGGCTGTGGTGCTCATTTTTTCTCAGTCGCGCGTTTGCGGGCGCGCTCGATCACTTCGATGTAGCTAACTTTCACGTTCATTTCGATCGGCTTGTCGTGCAGGTGGTTCACGGTGTCGACCGGCCGGCCATAGGCTCGATCCTCGAGATAGCGCAGCAGGTTGGTCAGCGGGATGATGGAGAATCTGCCCTGGTAATCGCCCTCGGTGATCGCGCCCTTTTCGGCCACGCTGAGTTCGCCAGTTTTGTTAATGCCAAGGCGTCTTCGCTCGAGATCGATAAGGGAAAGCCAGAGTTGCTCGGCTTTGGCCTGGGCGAGCACTCGAGTCGCGACATTGGCGTTGGTCGGTCGCTCCTGCTTCCTGCGTCCTGCGCCTTCTCGTTTTCCACCGCGGGCCATTGGTACTAATTCAAAGAATCAATCGGAATCAAAACCTAGATTGCAGCAAAAGCCTCATTCACCAGCCGCTCGGTCACTGCTTTTTTCGGGTGAAGATAAATTCCCAGGCTCGCCAGCTCCACGTGACCGGAGCGATCCTGCAGCTGCTCAACGTCCATGGTTTGAGCGAGATAAGTCAGCACCGAATGTTTCAGCGTGTGCGGATGGCAATACAACTCGGGCAGGCCGGCGGCTTCGCCGTAGGTGTGCATGCGGCGCTGGAAGGTCCGCGCCGACATCGGAAACAGCTTTTGATTCGGGCGCGTATTGCGACACAATTCAATCAGCTTTGCGCGTTCGTTCAGCAGGGGATTTTTGTGCACCAGGAGTTCGTCTTCAACGGGCCGGGACTTCTTCAGCCGCTTCACCACGAGTTTGGTGCCGACGACGTTTGCAGCTGTCAATGCAACAGCTTCCGAGGCTCGGAGGGCGTGCACGAAGGTGACGCAGAGCAGCAGCCAGTCCCGCTCGCTCTGTTTCCGCGCCTCGCCGAGGAGCTTCAAAACTTGCTCGATTTCGAAGTGGTGGGGCATTGGATGAATCAAAAAAGAATCAATTTCTGTCCGAGTTCCCCAAAGTCGGACAGGGCGTGCAGCCTAGATCAGTGCAACCGCGAGAACAACTCCGTTGCCAGCCAGCCGATCGCGCCCCACTGGGCGAGCACCAGGATCCGCCCCACCCACAATTTCAACCGTTTGACGACCAGGAAGCTGCGCAGCTCGGCGACGTACTTGTCGCGCTCGGCGAGATCCCCGTGGAGCTTGGCAATCTGCCGGTCGCGATCGCGCAGGGCGGCTTCGTTCAGCCGGGCGGTTTTCCAGAGTTCGTTCAGGGAGCGCAGCAGCTCGTCGTTGTCGGCCCGGCCGCGTTGCTTGGAATATTGTTTGGCTCGATCGGGAGCGTTGAGGGTGCCGATCGCCTGGGCGAAGCGGATCTCGGGGTTCACGACTACGGGGTTAGCGCCGGCTGGTGTGTCGTTCTCGCTCATTGGGAAACAGCGCGTAGCCGTCGAAAATCACCAAAGCCAACAGGATCTCCATCTCCGGTTTCATCGTCAGACCAGGCGGGCAGGAATCCCGGATGGACTGGAGATTGCGCCGCGCCCGTGGGCTTTCCGGGTTGGGTGCGCCCGTGAGTTCGTCGAGGAGTGCGCGGATCAGGCTCACGCATGGGTCAGGCAGATTCGGTGAGAAGTTCGCGCAACTCGACACGGCTGAATGCACCAGTTTTGTCGAAGACCTGCCGAAGATAGTTCTTCACTTCTCCTTCGGGGCGACCGATGCCTTGTCCGATTTCGCGATTCGTTTTTCCGGCGAGCACGCCGAGGGCGCATTGCTTTTCGCGTGGGGTGAGAATTTGTAGTTTTTGCTCGTTCGGAACCGCGGGGTATAGTTTGTTCAAAATTTCGACTGTCACTCCGCGATTCCCTCGGCGCACCCCTAGCTTTAACGCGATGTTTCTGACGTGTGCCTTCACCGACCGCTCGGCGATGCCCAACGTCATGGCGATCTCGCGTAGAGTCGTGCCTGTCTTCCGTAGCTCGATAATCTGTCGTTCACGCAGAGTTAGTGCGTCGGGAATGAACAGAGGCATCTGTTCTTCGCGCTGACGCCGTCCGCTGGTTCGACAGGTTGTAGGCATGGCTCAGGCTTGCAGCGGTTCGGCGGACCAGTCCCATTGCGGGGCGGCGGCGAGAAGGTTTTGCGATTCGAGGTGGGGGAGGGTTGGGTTCTTCAACATCGGCGGGCGGACGAATTTACAGTTCGCGACTTCGGCAGGGGGCATTGGAAGCGTGTCGAGAATTGCCTGCACTTCCGGGTTCATCACGCGACCGGACATGTAGACCGAATCGGGGGAGAACATGCGAATTTTGCGTGAGTTCAGGCGTTCAGCCGCCATCCGCTGCACCAGATCGCGGGCCACGTCGGCATCCAGGAATGTGCGCGAGCGGGCATCGTCGGGCTGATGCCAGGCCAACACTTCAATGTAGGCGGCGTGAGACACGAAGGGCTTTAGGGGTGCTGAATCACCGCATGGCGCGGGATACCGAGGACAAGAACCGGGCTTCCGGGAGGAAGCCTAACAGACGCAGCCACTCTAATCGAGGGGGAGCCGAAGGTCGAAGTTACCAAAGTACAGTGACCCTTCGTAAGTCGATCCTCGGGGAGAAACCTGATATGCCGAAATCAGCCGCCATGCGAACGTCATCGAAACGGTTATGCGAGTCGTCCTCTCACCCTACGCGCACGAGCTCAACGGTCCCGGCACCGCGTGCGCCGAAGACTGCCCCGCCTGCCGGTGGGTAGAAGAAAATCTGCCCCGATCCAAGCGAAAAAAGGGTAGTGCTAGAGTGAAATCGGCGAGAGTGGCAGTTACTTTGGTTCCACGAGCCACTGCGTTTTCCTCTACGGAGCAGGGGCTCTGAGCGAGAGATCGCCGGGTCCCTGCCCACGGTCAGTAGTTGCCTTGCCAGACTCGGTAAATCACGTAGAGCCACGAGCAGATGCCGTGTAGGATCGCCCAGCCGACAGAATGGTTCAGCTCGAACGATAAGATCATCGCTAGCGCGGAACCGAATCCGATCCCATAGAAACCTCCACTTCGGGAGCTCCCGGATTCCTTGAGCTGCCGCGTCGTCTCTTCGCGGTGCCAAGCCAGCAGATCGCGTAGGTACTCGTCATGGTCCGAATAGATCGGCTGATCGGTCCCGAAATGAACCTCGTCAAACCGTGGCTCCGGACGACATTCGATGGTTGGCATAATGCCCTCTGCGGCTGATCCTAGCGGGCAAGGTGTGCGCGGAACAGGGTACGGAGGAGCTATTACTTTCGCGCGGCATTTACCCTACGAACCTCCGGAGCTCGAGCTCGCTGCAGGCGCACCAGGCCTCGAACTCGAGCTGGGACGTGCGTAGGCTAAGAATGTTTCTTCTTTCCCAGGTAGAAGTTGAGGATTCGCTCCCCGTCGCGCCATACCAGATAGTTGTATTGATCAGATTTCACGCGGATGTGGGCACGCGCATAGCCAAACCGCGTCCCATCCACCGTTTTTACGTAGATTTCCGGAACTTCCGGTTCTGCCCTACGAGGTTTAACGATCGGCTTTTTCAGTTTTGACAATGCGACGGGCTCCCATTCCCGAATGTAGGGTAAAATAAGTGTTGACCGAGCGCAAGGGGAATGAGAGAATATTTGTGTAGTCGGGCAGGCCCGGTGCAGCAAACACCGAACCCGCCCTAACCAGCGAACCTTGAATGGAGGCTCACATGGCTGCCCAGCATCTTACCGCTCTCGCTTCCCCGGAATTTCCACAGGTCTTTGACCGCTGCCTCTCTGATCTATTTGACCGCGTCGAGCGCGTGATGGCCCAGAGCTATCTCTCGGAGTGCGACTTCGAAGACGAGTACGGCGACTGCCGCCAGCGGGCCACCGTGCATCACCTGGAATCGGAAAAAGAGTATTGCGCGGATCACTTCCGGAAGGTGACGAAGTGACCCACGCCGACCTCGCCGAATTCGAAACCCTCTTGCAGCGCCGGGAGCTGGCCGCCGTCACCTGCGTCACGGCCATCCAGTTCGTGTTGCTGATGTTTGAAGCGCAGGACTTTGAACCCGCGCGGCAGTATTTGCAGGACGCGCTCGATCAGCACAAGGCGGCCGACGCCGCCATCGCGGCATTTCACGCTCGACATTTCAAAAAGGAGAAATCCGATCATGGCCACAAAAGCACAGCCGCTTAATCTGCCGTTCACCTGGCGCGATCTCTGGCCCTTCCGGCGCACCGAGGCGCTGGTCCCGTCTGCCGCCGTTTTGCCGGTGGCCTCGACTCCTCCGGAGCTGCTGCGCATCGCTGTCTCGCAGAATGCCGATCTCGCGAAACTTTCCCAGCTCATGGATTTGCAGGAGCGCTGGGAGCGGAGCGAGGCGAAGAAAGCCTACGTGGTCGCGATGAACGCCTTCAAAGCGAATCCTCCGGCGATCACCAAGAATGAGATTGCGGAGTTCGTCGGCAAGAACGGGGAAATCGTCGAGTGGGAATATTCCACGCTCGATCACATCCACGATGCCGTGCTCGCCGAGTTGAGCCGTCACGGCATCTCGCATCGCTGGGTCGTCGAGCAGCCCAAACCCGACACCGTCCGCGTCACTTGCATTCTGACCCACAAACTCGGGCACAGCGAGCAGACCACGCTCGAAGGCCCGATTGATCACTCGGGCAGCAAGAACGCGATTCAGGCCATCGGCTCCAGCACGAAATATCTGGAGCGCTATACCCTGATGGCCGCAACCGGACTCGCCGACAAGAGTCCGGACACCGACGGGCTCGCCGGATCGGCGCCATCAAACGGCTGGGTCGCGGACTCTCTCCGCAAACTCGAAAAGGCCGCCAGCGTCGATCAGCTCCGCGACATCTTCAAAGTTGCCTACGGCAATGCCGTCACCAAGAACGATCAGACCGCCAAGGCCGCCATCATCGCCGCGAAGGATGCGAGATTGAAGGCCATCCGATGAACTCGCCGACGCTGATGGACTGCATCCAGGGCAGCCCCGAATGGTTTGAAGCCCGCTGTGGCCTGGTCACGGCTTCGCGCTGTGGCGATGTGACCGCCATGACGAAAAAGGGCGAGGAGAAAATCGAACGCACTCACTACCGCGCGGAGCTGCTTTCGGAAATTCTCACCGGGAAACCGTACCCGCACTTTGTGACACGCGAGATGCAGTGGGGCATCGCCCAGGAACCCTTCGCCCGCGCCGCTTATGAATTGCAGCGCAACGTGCTCGTCGAGACTTGCGGCTTCGCCGTGCACCCGTCCATTGACCGCTTCGGGGCTTCCTGCGATGGTCTGGTGGGCGACGACGGGCTGATCCAGATCAAATGCCCGAACACCTCCACGCATCTCGGCTGGATGCTCTCGGGCTCGATCCCGGTCGAACACATGCCCCAAATGCTGGCGGAGATGAGCTGCACGCAACGTGCCTGGTGCGACTTCGTGAGCTACGATCCGCGCTTGCCGGAACATTTACAACTGTACGTCCGCCGATTCGCGCGGGATGCGAAACTGATCGCCGTGCTGGAGCGCGAGGTCGAGCACTTCAACCGGGAACTCGACGAACTGCTAGCCGCGCTGCCCCAGAAACCCCAGGGCGTAGTTTTGAGCCTGGACCAGGTCGCCGAAGACGAGGTGAATTTCTAACCACCTTCTCGGCCCACCAGCCCGTGGCAGCGCGACGCCGAGAATACCAACCGGGAGGTCTGACGGGTGGGGCGGACCTCTCAAATCTTTTTTTGAGGAGCGCACAATGGGCACTGACCGGCAAACCGATGTCTGCACCTGTGGGCACACTCGCGCCGCACACTTTCAGCTCAAATCGCAAGCGTGCATGAACGGGGATTGCATCTGCGAAGCATTCGACAAAGTTGATCCCGTCCGCGCCGCCGCCCCCGAACTCCTCACAGCGCTCAAGGCCAGCTATCAGGAAATGGTCGGGCTGAAAGCGTACCTCGAAACCTGCGACGAAAGCATCATCATCGACAATCTGCCAGCGCTCATCGACAGCCTGGGCCGAAAATGCACGCTCGCCGAGGCCGCGATCCGCAAGGCCGAAGGTCTATGAATCACCAATCGACGATCCGCAGAGCTTACCGGACCATCATGCACGCGATGCTCTACGTCGGGCCGGACGAGCCCATCACGATCAGCTATCTCGAAGTCGCGCGGCGCGAAGTCTACAAGGCAAAGGCGAACCTGACCCGCTACGCGGCGTACTCGCATTTTTGCTCGAAGTGCCCGAAGTATCGAGACGCGCCCCGATGATTCGCAGAAGACCGATTCCCAAATTCCGTCTGCACCCGCCCGTCTCCCAGCACTACGAACTGATTTTAGGGGGAGCGGTCCGACGATATTTCTCAGACGGAAGGGAAGTCTGCCAGGACTCACCTTTGGGCTGGCGGGAATACAAACGCCGGGTTGGGGTGATGGTGCAGCGCCAGAACCACCGTTGCTGCCTCTGTGGCAGGCGCTTATCGCTCGCACAGGCCACTTTTGAGCACCAGCGGCGTCGAGGGATGGGTGCGGCGTGGAGAGACGACCGGATCACGAAGGACGGTCAGGACTGGAACGGGGCGGCGCATTGGGTGTGCAACGGGGAGAGGGGCTAGAAGGGCTTCGGGAGTTTTCCCTGCCGCGTGCCATCGAGATACCAGAACTTTCCATCTTCGGTGTAGCCAGCCTCGTCGAGCGCCTTATCGCAGGCATCCCAAAGCGGCTGATGGGTTTCGCAGACGGGCCGCGCTGGAACCTCACCTTCGGCGCAATCACCGTCGCACTCGACTAGCGTCGTGCACTCATAGACGGCGCATTTGTGAAGGTGAATCTCACCCACCGCTTTTTTCTCCCACCTGGTACGGCGTGTAGTTAGGGTTCCCCTGGTTGAGGCGGTTCAGAAGTTCGTAGCACTCGCGATACGATCTGGAGTCGCCATTGGAATTCATCGCGCCCGCCGCATACCCTATGGTGATCAGCAAGCTCTGCCAATCTTCCCGGCTCAGGGTGAGCACCACCTGGCCGTCCTTCTCGGAGTAGCCCATTGTTTCTACGCCTTTCGTCTGCGAACTTTGTCCCGGTGGGATGGGGCCCTACCCGCCAGCGGTTTGCTCAGGGGAAGCGCGTGCAAATCGTTCTCACCATCGGCTTCGTCCGCAAGCAGCGCAGATCGACCGAGCGCGACAAGTGAAACCAACGCATCTTCCGGCTCATTGCAGCCTTGAATCCGCGTCGCTGCCAGATGCGTTTCCTCGACTCCGACATTTTACGGAGAGACTTCGCGGAATGATGCGAGCCCGTTTTCACTTCTCCCTCCAAATCTGTTCCCGCGCCTTCTGCACTTCCGCGCCCTGTTTTACCCAGGATTCAGCTTCCGCTCTCCGCCCACAATCGTAGCCCTGCTTCCAGACGATGAGGAAGATGTCGCGCAGCAGGGTGCAGAGCAGGATGCCGGCGGCGATGCCCAAGATGATCAGCAGGGAAGTGGTCATTGCTTGATCCGATCCGCTGAACGTTTGAATAGGTCCGCAACATCATCGAGCATCTCGGCTTGGTGCGGATTCGTCGAGGCGTTTGGCGAAAGCATCGTGCAGAGCGCGTGGTGTCCGGCCTTCGAGTGTTCGATGTTAAAACCGACAGCGCAAATCAGATCAAAGCCGTGTTCGTGAGCCAAAAGGCAAAGTCGAATGAAGGCCTCCCCCACCGGCCTCGGCCACTCGCTGTTTTCTACCCCGCGCTGCAAAACCACTTTACCGCTCATGCCGCCCTCCGTATCGAATCCGCCTTCATCTCGGTCAGACAGCGCAGCAACACGTTCGCGGCCTGCACGTCATCGGAGGAGCGATGCCGCGAGCGCAAATACCAAATGGCGTGCCGCACCAGCCGCAATGCGATCAGGCGCGTCGGCGGCGAAGTCTGGCTCACTTCGTGAAACCAGTTCTCTTCCCAGCGCAAAAGGCTTTCCAGTTCTTGCGTGTTCATGCCGTCACCTTCGCTTCACAGCGGCAGAACTTCTCTTCGCCGAGATAGTGGCCGCACTCGGTTTTCCCTTCGTGGACGTGGCCGCAGTCGGAGCAGGCTGCGGGATCAGGCAGGGGCCGGGGGCGCACCGTAGTTTCCGCCAGCACGTCGCCCACTTCCTGAAAGAATTCTTTCCAGTCGGTGACATCCAGCAATCGCATCCCGCTGATGGTCCGCAGATCGAGCGCGGTCGTGGTTTGCAAATCGAAGATGATGCGGGCGGTCAGCAGAGCTTCGCGGCGCAGCTCAGAAGGGAAGCGCTCGGAGAGTTTGGCGACGAACTGGTCGGGCATCATGCGGGCACCGCCTCGTAGGTCGCTGCGAAAATATCCGGCTTACACGGATAGAACTCGCCCTTCACTCCCTTGATGATCCAGTCACCACCCTGCGCCAAAAATTCCTGACTCTCCAGCGTTTGCATGATGAGGCCGAGTTCCGCATCGCTTCGGCCTGCGCCAAATTCATGCTCAGGGCGCGGCTTGCCTTCTGCGTCCAACCAAACTCCGCGAACAAACCATGGCTCCGGAACAAACTCGCAAATCTCCGACCAGTTCGCCCACGTCAATTGCACGGCTTCGATTACAACGGGCTTCTTGCGGAATTTCATCTTTCCTCCAATCGGAACGGGGTCAGAATCAAACACTTCGGACACTCGGCCACGATCCACTCGGAATGCGCCGAGGGGTAGGTTTCCACACGGGCCGAGGGGGGCAGCATCTCGCCGCAGCCGGGGCAGCGGGCCGCGATCGAGTAGTCGGCGAGAGTGAGGGTGGGGATCATCGAACTTCCTCCGCAACCGGTTTGAAGCAGCGGGCGATGTGCTGGGCGAGGGGCATGGGAATTTTCGCCAGCATCGCGCTTGCGGCTTTACGCTTGATCGAGTTCGACGCGAAAAGTGCAGCGCCGCGATCAAACCAGTCGAGGCCGCTTCCCGGTTTTGTGTGGTGACCTGGAGACGTGAGCTTAATTCCCGCGTCGTTGATCGCGAGATGTTCCGCCGTCAGATGCCGCGTGTGCGAGTGGCCGTCGCGAAAATAGAGCCGCTTCGCCTGCTTCAATCCTTCGAGCCGCCAGTGCGGAGTGACTTGCCCCGTCTCGCGAAATCGCGACCAGCTCTGGCCGTAGACTTTCACCGATCGAGTGATCGGCATCAGCGCGGGCACATCGCCCCAGAGAAAATAGCTTCCGAAATGCCAACGCGCACGCCCCACCCACTTTTCCGCGCCGCGCACGTTCTCGACAATCAGCGGAATGTATCGGCCGGCCGCGTGGCAAGCCTCGCGCTGGATGCGGAAGCACGCATCGAACAGCGCAATGAAATTCACCGGCGGTCCTGCCGCGTTCAACGCCTTCGCCCGCGCCCACGGCATTGCGCGATAGCTCGGCTCGGTGCAGGGAGGACTCGCGACGATCACCACCGCGTCGACCAACTCCGATCCGTGAACGCTCCGCACATCGCGAAGCACCAGCTCACCCGGATATCCGCCCATTCCGTAATCGTGTTTCTCCACGTCGAACCCTTTCACGCGATAGCCTTCCGCGAGAAAACCTTCCGCCCATCCGCCCAGCCCGCAATAAAGATCAATGCAAAGCGGTTTCATGTGGCGTCCTGAAACAGCGAAGATTGTTTCGGCCCGAGTTTCCGGCGCAGCTCGTCGAGATCGACCACATTCTTTTCCGCGTCGTATTTCTCGATGCATCCGAGACACGGACCTTTCCGTCCTTGGTCGATCCGGTGCGGGGTGAACTTTTTACACTTGCCGCACCAGAAGGGGGCTTCGACGGTGTTCAAAGTGAAATGTTGCGTCATGGAAACAATCTCCCGGTTTCGCGATTGGCAGAATTCACGGTCGCCATGCACGCGCAGATGCATCCATC